CCCGCTTCTCTTTGCTTCCTTGCCCACCCGGTTTCCCGGGTGAGCACCCAAGTCATTTGACTAAGGGTCTAACCAATCGAGTCCTATTAGTACCAGGGCCCAAGGTTATACCACTGTCGGATCAGAATTCGCTTACGCGAGATCCTGACTTGGCGCCTGAAATGGACTAAGTTGCCGAAGTCCATTTCTACACTGCGGTCCCTCAGCCTTGCAAGCAAGACTGAGTGGTGGTCACTTTCATACCCTAAGGGTATGGCTACGAGCGCTAACGCATGATATCCTTCGATACCATGTTTAGCACGCGACGGAACTGCTTCATCAAAGTTGCCGATGAAGCCCCCGTCACCGAAGCCCTCTGAAATAAACAGCTTTTTTGAGCTGTTTTCAATCAGGAGGTCAACCGTTGGCTTGAAGCGAACATCACAGAACGGATAGAAACCCGGTCTGTGAGAGGTCCGCCGGATACCATTGGCGACTTTATACTTCTCGAGCTGACCTTGAACCAGTTCTCTTAAGAAGAACGGCTTGCAGTCTAATCCGTTAAACCAATAGGTCCCACAGCTTTCGCGAAAGGGGCCAGAAGAGAAACTTTTCTGGGCATTCACGGTGAAGCCATAGAACTTACAGGTCTCACAGAAAAGGGTGTAGGCTCCAACGGGGATAATTACATCATCCCCATAGACCGAGATGCTCGTGCGATCCTCATGCAGTATTTCACAGCACGCGGATGCTATCGAGTAAAAAATCAAGGTCTCCAACTCGAAAGTAAAACCGTTCCCCATACTGGAGAACTTTTCGTATTGGATGGACTTACCACCGAGGCTACCAAAGACCGATCTCAACCGACGCAGCACCTCAAACCACCTAGGAGGTAAAAGACTCTCCACAGTAGCGTAAGATATCGTGTCACTTGCCGAAGCGAAATCAACTGTAGCCAGTGAATTATCCAGGCTACCTCTTTTTGCAAGTTGTTGATTCCGCTCCTGCGAGTTAAGATCGATACCCACCCTTCGAAGTCTACGACGGATCATTTTACCAACGCCAAGTTGGAACCAGATATTTAGACCTGGTTCGATGGCGATGGTGCGATCCGTTTTCGAGTTCTTAGGGACAGTCACAATCTTATTTCCATCGAAGATCTTCTGGTTAGAAAGATCCCACGACGGATAGAGGAGTACGTAAAATTCCTTCATAAGATTGTACAATGCACGCGTCGTCCCGTTTTCACAACGGAACTTTTTAACTGAGCTGGTATCTATGCCCTTGATATCAAGGGTAGAACCAGGTCCCCAGTTACTGAGGTCCACCCACTCGTCTGGATCGAAGTCACCAAGTACGGCATCGATTTTTCTAATGATTGCGTGATGCAACCATTCGCCCACTGACTGTTTTACGATCAATGGGGCGAAGCCGCGTCGATTAATCAATCCACATGCCTGCTCAGCGTCTTCGAACTTATCCAACGCAGTGGCTCTCAAGTCGATATTAGTCGACAGAAAGGTTGCCTTAGACAAGAACTTAGTTGCTAAGTAGTCAAGTCTGAACGCCTCCGGGTCAATGTAGTCTTTAGGACTACACTCAACACTCACCAACTGTTGGTGTTCGTTGTTAACGAACATCAGCCATATGGCGAGAGACCTAGGGGTATCCAGTGAAGAGAGGTAACTCTCAATGACTTTACAAGTCAAAACGGGAAGCTTCAAAGCAGTCCCCCTTTCTTAGCTATAGCTAAAAATTAGTGAAACCGCGGGTACGCCTTAGTAAGGCGACTCGAGGTTAGTGACGGCATCCATCACAAAGTTGTTGTCATCTCCTTGGAGGGTGGCGTCATCAGACGCGTAGCCTCCGCACTTAAGGAGATTAGACATCAACGCTGCGACTTGTCGACGTCCCGTTCCGTCCAGCCTTTTGGGCAGAACGAACTCGGTAGTCGCGATGGCTTCCCCGATCTTCAGGGTGGAGTCATCGGCGTCCATCACAGGGACTACAAGCTTGGCTGTAACCCGTGCGACTTGACTTCCTTTTGCGGGTTGACGAACGGACAACGTGAACTTCTTGCGAGCGTCCAAAACTTCTTGGTCGTCCACAACGTACCACGTCATCACGCCCGCCGAGTCCATATAGGAAGGGGAGAACGTGAAAGCACCTGATGCGGCGCCAGAGAATCCGGCGTTCGTATGGGTACCATCACCTACAAGGATTGGCGCGATAGCGCTCATCTGTGTTACCTTTCAAGATGGGGAATTATTTCCCCCTGAGTTGAGTTATAAGAGCTAAGGCTTCTTCTACATGTACCAACGAAACCGGACTTTTGAACCTAGGCAGTGGGACCTCTGGGAGGGGTATTACTTCCCTCTTACAGAAAACGGTCTTAACGCTTTGGTTCTCGAGATGGCTAAGATGGAACAAGTAGCCGGAGCCGTATGGACCTGGGTTCTGGAAAGTATAACTTCCATAGACAGGATCAATGCTCTCAGTGAAAGTGGGATGTTCCCCACTCGGATTTATGACTGATGAATCTTCATAAACCCAAGCATCAACGAGATACTCGGTGTGTTCTATGAACACAGTCTTGTACGACTCTTTGATGGTGAGGCCGTTGAGCGAGGTCAGACTGCTCAGGAAGTCGCCGATTGGTAAGAACCAGTCAGCTACAAAACTGAACGGAACGAGCTCCCACACAACGTTCGCTGGGTTAGTTACGCCCAGCTGTGCCGCTTGACGCGCCAAATCATCACTAATTTGAAAAACCGAGCCGTATTTGACTCGAATCTTCACCGTTGTGATTTTTTGTTTTACCCTCGTGAAACCCGTAGTGGAAATACTCACTAAGGGCTCCTCAAAGGTAAATGTCTTCTGCGCGTGACCGTTGGATTTAACCGGCCTAGCTCGTAAAACATACTCAGCTAGGTGTTCCGCAGCGCCTACAATGTCGCCGAGGAGCGGTTTAATTCCATACTGATACACCAGATAGTCATTCGCCAACTCCTTTCGGGATGTTGGAAACAACGCCTGGAAGGCCTTAACAACATCTAGCTTTTTCAAGGCTAGAAATGCAGTCGCAAGGCGCTTAGCAATGTCAGCTATCATATTGACAGTCTGCATTGCCTGAGCAGTCTCAGTTGCAAGGTCAATCTTCTGGTTCTGAAGCTTTTTGAAGTGACGGTTTAGCGCAAGATGCGATAAATCATCAATTTCTGAAGCGTACGTCTCCAGAAGACTCATGGGCTCAACTGCCGCACCGGTCTCAAAAGAATCCAAATAGGGTAACCCCAGGGTGTCATAGACACTTCGAGGGGCGAAACCTTGGACCCAAATACGACCGATGGCGGTTCCCGGGAAATAAGGATCGTCAGGGGAGGAGAAGTTCCAGGTGCCGGAAGTATTCGACACACCGTACTGATCTCCCCCATCAAGAAAACCCTCCTGTTTCCAGTACGTCAAATCGTTAATGTTCGCATCTAACGTCACATGAGGTGATTTCCTACGCCAAGCCCGGTTTGATGGGCGGAGGCGTAGTACCTCTAATGGGACGGTTTTGAACTTCGCGAGCAACGTAGTAGGATCCACACCTTGCATGACCCTCGCGTACTTTCCGGACGGAAGCTTTTTGAGCTCCCAGCCTTCAGGTACATCGCGGTAATCACGCACGGGCCGGTGTCTCCTCCAATCAACTTTAGCTAGATGAAACGCTCGTCTCATCTTCCTTTGATTAAGGAAATCAGTGATTTTCGGTTTTTCCGAGTACCACTGCATTAGCCGCAGCTTGAAGGGAGAGAGAATCTTCTCGCCATGAACACGGGAATTTCTATCGGTCGTTTCTCGAAACTCTCTTAATGAGAAGTCAAAATACGCCTCCAGCCGAGTTGTTTGAACTTGTGAGGAAGAACCGGAATAAGGATACCCGGAAAACCTCACATACTCTAGAACTCGATAAGGCTGCGTATAACCAATTTCTTGGTCGAGATTCGGCAAATGAAATTCCTTTCACATGTTACAAGAAGAAAGTACATAGGGAGGTAACAAGTCTCCCAACGAACCTAACGGTTCGGGAGGAAGGGGATGATCAGGAAAGCAATCACCATGTATAGGACCTCGGCAAAATTGGCTAACCAAGCCAACCAGTCAAAGTCTTCAATCATGATGATCGCTCCCTTTACCATCGCCGCCCTCTGAACATACTTCGTCCAGATTCCTGTAGGGCGCTAGAACGCTATGCAGCGACTTCAAATCAGCGGAAATCATTATGACATGCCAGAGAATTAATCCGGCAAAAATCAAATTGATCCCGCCGAGCATCAGAAGCGCAAGCATTGTTTGCAGCCTTTCAGGACTG